GATTAAAAAATAGTCATAAGTTATACTAATAGGCATAAATTTTTGTTAAATTGTATCAGCGAATACAGACACTATTTGCATAAATAATGATAGAATTAGGGATAACAAGATGATCTGAATCTTCTTCGTTATTGTAGTTTATTTGGAGACAATTATGCACAACTTAATTTCATTTAATCAACTCGCTGGATCAAAACATATGGAATATGCAGATTCACAAGATGATTTACTCACAGAATACTACGAGTGTCTAATTGACTGTGACGACGACCAACATGTTTGTAAACGTATATGTAAGGAGGTTTTAATTTAAAACAATTCGACGTTTATCTTAACAAACAAATGATTAAGTATCAACATCCACCTTAAAGTAAATTCAATTAATAATCACACCCCTTGACTTTTTAGTTGAGGGGTTTTATAATGGATAGATACATAAAACTGTTATGCCCAAACAACAGAAACTTAAGTTTACTATTAGACAAGATGGATTAGTTACAGAAGAAGTTTTCGGTGCTGTCGGCAACGAATGTCAAGATATAACTAAATCTATAGAAGAAAAACTTGGTGAAGTTACTTATGTCGAAACTAAACCAGAATACTATCAACAAGAAAATGTCTCACTTCAGCACAATCAAAACGAAGATCAAACACAAACCACAATTAATTGAAGCATTAGAACTTCTTCAATATGATGTTCAGGAGAATAAGGAACTTATAAATCCTCTTGACCATCAGCATGAAAAAGTAAAGGTTGATATTTCTATAGGTGATGATATTGGATTCCGTTTGAACAATAATGGTGAATATGAATTAGTTGCTGATATTCAAACTTGGAAAGATCCAGTTCCACCAAAAAGATTTGTTGAGAAAGTTACTCAACAGTATGCTCGAATGACTGTACATAATCAAATAAAGGAAATGGGATTCCAAGTAGAAGAGGAATGGGAGATGGATGATAATAGTATAGAATTAACGGTGACACGTTGGAATTCCTAAATATAAGTGTGATATAGTCCAAAATTGATGCTTTTTAAAGAAGGATACTTAAATCTTCCACTTAAATTAGAAATCCCTGTTACTCCTGCAGAGTTTAAATTGGGATTAATGTTCAGAGAAAATCTGGACGAAGATTGTGGAATGCTTTTTGTTTTTTCAGAAAGCAGTGAAAAATCTTTTCACATGAATCACACCCAAATTCCTCTTGACATTGCTTTTATTAATGCAAGTGGAATTATTGAAAGTATTAAAGAATTAAAACCACTTAATCCAGTTCCTGTTTATTCTGATGCAGAAGTACTTTATGCATTAGAAGTAAATCGTGGATGGTTTACGGAAAATAATGTAAACGTTGGTGATCAAATTCTAAATACTCTTTCAGAAGATGTTGAAATTCATGATGCTAATGGCAATCTATTCGCAAGTGTCATTGACATCATTAAACCAGAACCAATGAAGGTTCCTAAATCAAACATTTATTATGAAGACCCATTAAAGGAAGCAACAAGACTTCCAGGGTATAATAAAGTAGGAAATATAATCCACGTCTATTTGGCTTGGAGAGGAAAGAATTACATGCTTCAGATGTTCTTCCCCCATGTCAAAACCCCATCACGCAGAGAAGTACAGGATCAAGTGAGAAAAGTGTATCCTAATGCTAAACTCTGGAACTACCAAGTTTCTAACCATGACCCAGGAGAACCACTCCTCCAGGCAGGAGGATGATAGTAAACAAATAGAAGATTTAAAGAAAAAAGCAGAAAATTTACAAAGAATATTAGACCTAACAAGAAAAACCCTAGATCATGATAAAAAATTTATGTTAAATAACACAGAGAAGAGACACTTATTTGGTGAAATGATGTAATTATGGCTGATCATGAAATTTATCTTGGTAACCCCAATCTAAAAAGAGCTAATACTCAGATTGAGTTTACCCAAGATCAAATAATGGAATTTTTGCGATGTAAAGCAAATCCAGTTTACTTTGCAAAACAGCACGTAAAGATTGTTACTCTAGATGAAGGTCTAAAAGGTTTTCAACCTTATGACTTTCAAGAAGGTTTAATTAATAATTTCCACCAGAATAGATTTAACATTTGTAAGATGCCTCGTCAGACAGGTAAATCTACAACTGTTATATCATACTTGTTGCATTATCTGCTTTTTAATGATAGTGTAAATATTGGTATTCTTGCAAACAAGGCAGCAACTGCTAGAGAACTATTAGGTCGTTTACAGACGGCATATGAAAATGTTCCTAAGTGGATGCAACAAGGTGTCTTGTCATGGAATAGAGGTTCATTGGAGTTAGAAAATGGTTCCAAAATCTTGGCTGCTTCGACATCTGCCAGTGCTGTTCGAGGAATGTCATTCAATATATTGTTCTTGGATGAGTTTGCATTCGTTCCAAATCATATTGCTGATTCGTTTTTTGCCTCTGTTTATCCTACTATTACTAGTGGTAAAAGTACTAAAGTCATTATCGTCTCGACCCCCCACGGAATGAATCATTTCTACCGCATGTGGCATGATGCGGAGAAATCAAAGAATGAATATGTTCCTACAGATGTTCATTGGTCAGAAGTTCCTGGTAGAGATGATAAATGGAGAGAGCAAACAATAGCAAACACTTCTGAGCAACAGTTTAAGGTTGAGTTTGAATGTGAATTCTTAGGATCTGTTGATACTTTAATATCACCTAGTAAATTAAGAACTCTTGTTTATGACAGCCCTAGAAAAACAAGTGCTGGAATGGATGTCTATGAGGATCCAAAGAAAAAACATGATTATGTAATTACAGTTGACGTTGCTCGTGGAGTTGGAAGTGACTTTTCTGCTTTTGTTGTTGTAGATATTACAAAATTCCCTCATAGGGTTGTAGCAAAATATAGAAACAATGAAATCAAACCTATGCTATTTCCTAGTGTAATCTATGAAGTGGCAAGAAGTTATAATGAAGCATTTATTTTATGTGAAGTAAATGATGTTGGTGATCAGGTAGCAGCAATTATAAATTATGATTTAGAATATGAGAATCTTCTTATGTGTTCTATGAGAGGTAGAGCAGGTCAAGTTGTTGGCCAAGGTTTCTCTGGTAAAAAGACTCAACTTGGAGTTAAGATGTCTAAAACCGTTAAGAAGGTTGGTGCTCTTAACTTAAAAACGATTATCGAATCTGATAAATTATTGTTTAAAGATTATGAGATATTAAGTGAACTTACAACTTTTATTCAAAAAAGTAATTCATTTGAAGCAGAAGATGGATGTAATGATGACCTTGCAATGTGCCTTGTCATATATGCATGGTTAGTTGCACAAGATTACTTTAAAGAACTTACTGATCAGGATGTTAGAAAAAGATTGTATGATGAACAAAAGAATCAGATAGAACAAGATATGGCTCCATTTGGGTTTATTTCTGATGGATTGGATGAAGAAAGTTTTGTTGATAAAGACGGAGATAGGTGGCATACAGACGAGTATGGAGACCGTTCATATATGTGGGAGTATATGTAAACACCCAAAACAATAAATAATTTTTAGATAAATCTGAGAATCGGAGAACAAAAGCATGGCTACTCCTCAATTGTCTCCTGGTGTGTTAACCAGGGAGGTTGACTTAACAGTAGGAAGAGCTGATAATGTATTGGATAACATCGGTGCAATAGCTGGCCCATTTAGAATAGGCCCTATCGACGAACCAATTGATATTTCAACTGAAGAAGACCTAATTAGTACTTTCGGTAAGCCGCTTTCAACTGATGCTCAATATGAGTATTGGATGAGTGCAGCATCTTACCTTTCCTACGGGGGAGTTTTAAAAGTTGTAAGAACTGACAACACTAACTTAAACACTGCAAATGCTGGTGTTGGTATAGCTTCTGAAACAACGACAAAAATTAAGAATTACGACGACTATCAAGCAAGTTGGACATCAACATCCGATTTCTCTTGGGCAGCAAAGACTCCTGGTTCTTGGGCAAACGGTTTAAAAGTCTGTGTCATTGATGACATGGCAGACCAGACAATCGCTATCACCACAACTTCTCCTGGAGATTATGGTGCTAAGATTGGATATGGTGTTACTGCTGCACTTGCAGATGTTGTCATTCCTGGTGCAGGAACAACATCAACATTCACAGGATATATTAAAGGTATCATCACTGGTGTTTCTACAGACGCTACTAACGGTGCTTCATCTATTGATGTTAAGATTGTTGGTCGTGTAACTGGTGCTGCTGGAACTTCTGGAACTTATGCAGAAACTAAGATAGATTATAAAGAAGGAACACGTTATGCTGGATTCCAAGCATCTGATGCTCTTTGGTTTGTAGATAACGTTGGTTTTAACACTGGTGCTCCAAATGCTCCTGCAACTGCAGTCTCTGCAACTGCTGGAACTATAACAGACTGGTATAATGACCAAACACTTACATTAGACAACGCAACTGTTTACTGGAAGTCTATTGCTCCAAGACCAACTTCTAATGTTTATACAACAGATAGAAATGGTAAGAATGATGGTCTTCACATTGCCGTTGTTGATGATTATGGAACAGTTACTGGAATTAAAGGTAACGTAATTGAGAAACATGTAGGTCTTTCTAAGGCAGTTGATTCAATATCATCTGTAAATTCTCCTCAGAAGAACTACTACAAACAGTATGTTGCAGATTTCTCAGACAATACTTATGCTGGATACAATCCATCTAGTGCTGCTGATACTTACTGGAATACAGAACCAAGAGCAACTGGATTCGGAACTGCATTTACTCCATACTCAACTGCTCAAGGTCTCTGGGCTCAAAACGCACAAGACAATACATTCTCTGCAATAGGAAATGTAACTTATACTCTTGGCGGTGGAGAAGATTACTCTGCTGGAGTTCCTCTACTTGGTGGTAATGGTGGAATGACCGCTACCTTGGGAGATCTAATCACATCATATAATGAGTTCTCAACCTCAGATGAGATTGCAGTAGATTACTTAATCATGGGGCCAGGTCTTGGTGCTAAAGACCTATCGCAGACAAAGGCAAATAAATTGATTGCCATTGCTGCAGAAAGAAAAGATTGTGTTGCTGTTGTCGGGCCTCATAGGGCAGATATTGTAAATGTTACAAACACTACAACACAAACTACAAATCTGATCAATTACTTCTCACCACTTACATCATCATCTTATGTAATATTTGACAGTGGTTATAAGTATACTTACGACAGATTTAACAACGAGTTTAGATACATTCCATGTAACGCAGACGTTGCTGGTTTAATGTGTCGCACAAATATTGTTGCATATCCTTGGTTCTCACCTGCTGGTCAGCAAAGGGGTATGATTAATAATGCTATTAAACTAGCATATAATCCTACTAAGGATCAAAGAGATCAACTATATCCGCAGAGAATTAATGCGGTTATTACAAAACCAGGAACAGGAACACTGCTCTTTGGTGATAAGACTGCTCTCGCATATGCATCTGCCTTTGATAGAATTAATGTTCGTCGCTTAT